TATGATCATCCTCTTCGCCATGATCTTCGGTTGGGGCGGCAACGGCTTTGGCTTCGGCAACCGTGGCCCCGCAAGTGAGCCAGTTACTGAAGCAGGCCGCGATCGCGCGTCAAAACGACAACGCGATCTGCAGTCTCGGCTATCAGACGCTTGAACAGTCCAGCAAGCTCGGTGCGACTGTTCAAGCGTCTGATAGCCGAGACTGCAGTCCCAGTTGGCAGATTGCTGCTGCACCACCCAGCGCGGTATCGACTCCGTCAATTACAACGGCGCGATCAACACTGCTGCAATCCAGCAGACTGTGACCGAGCAGACGCAGAAGGTCCTCGACACAATCACCGGCAACCGCATGGCCGACATGCAGAACCAGATCAACCAACTCCAGCTGTCCCAGGCGCTCTGCGGTGTGGTACGCTACCCCAACACCTTCGCCTACAACGCTGGCCCGAGCCCGTTCTGCGGTAACGGCTGCTGCGGTACGGCAAACATCTAAACGAACATTCGATCGATAAGGCATTTCCGCCTGGGCAAGATAGGGGCATGGCTCAGGCCGTGCCCCTATTTCAATAGAAAGGACAAATCATGTCGTGCAAATCTGCAATCTACACCGCCGACCCGTCTAGTACCGTGCTCACGCTGTCTACGGCTGCCGGTACGGCTATCCCGCTCGGTACGACTATCCGCCGTTTCGGCTGCAATGCCGTCCTGTCGGGTAACGGCGTCCTGCTTAAGGGCCAGGGCTATTTCAATGTCGACGCCAGCGTCACATTCACGCCTACCGCCGCCGGTGCATATACCGTCACGCTGTTCAAAGACGGCATCGCCGTCATGTCGCAGATCCACGCACTACGGTAGTAATTACCTGTCAAACAGTGTCAAACACCTGTCACACACTTAAAAGGGCCAGTGTGACAGGTAATTGCATTTCTACGTCGCGTTTCTCATCACCTGTCAAGCTGTCAAACAACAAGGGGCCCCTATATTAGATATTTTTATATCTATATATCTAATAGGCCTTATATAGATATAAAAGTCAAATTATCTAAGGATAGGGGAGAAAACTGTTTGACAGTGTGACAGGCGGTGAGAAACACGACGTAGTGATGCAACTTGCTGTCAAACAGGCCCAAAATCAGCAGTTTGACAGGTATTTGACAGTGTGACAGGTATTTCGAAAAAGTTATAAATACTCGAATAAATCGAAAGAAAACGTAGTATAATGAGGTTCGCCGATCGAAGGAGGTGAAAGATGAAAAGCCTATATGAAACGATCCGTGAATTCGGCGATACCCAAAGCAGGCTCGCACGAATGCTCGGCATCACAGAATCGACGTTGTCATGGAAGATCAACGGCAAAGCCGAGTTCAAACAGTCGGAGATCAAGGCTATCGCCGACCGGTACGACTTGACTGGCGAGGAAATCAAGTCGATGTTTTTCATGTAATGGGCCTGTTCGCTTACCAGCAGGCAGCCCTTGACCGTGTCAGCGGTAAACGCAAATGCGCGTTCTACCACGACATGGGCCTCGGCAAGACGTTCACCGGTGCCGAGAAGTTGATGTCGGACAAATGTTGGCATTTGGCCTTAGTCGTATGCCAGAAGTCGAAAGTGGCCGATTGGATGGGCCATTTCGCAAACTACTATGACATCGACGTCGTCAATTTGACCAAGCCGCATGCCATGGAAGGTTTCGAACGGCGCATTGGTGACTCGTATGCACGGGACGCAGTCGGTGTGATCAATTACGATTTGCTATGGAGGCGTCCTGAGCTTCAGAACATGAAGTGCTTCGCCGTGATGTTCGACGAGTCGTCGTTGCTGCAGAACAAATCATCGAAGCGTACTAAGGCAGCGATGAAATTGGCAGCTAGGGCGAATGAGCTCATCTTGCTGTCTGGCACGCCTGTCGACGGCAAATACGAACGGCTGTGGACGCAGTTGAACATGCTCGGCTGGTGCATCGATGAGAAGCTGTTTTGGCGGCAATACGTCGAATCGGAGACGACGATGCGTGAGGGTTTCCCGATCACGAAGGTGACGGGTTACAAGAACGAGGAGAGGCTGGTACGCAAGATGAAGGAACTAGGTTGCGATTTCCTCAAGACCGACGACGTCATCGACCTGCCTGATCAGCGTTTCATTCGTATCGACGTGCCGATGAGCGAGTATTACCGCAAGTTCGCCAAGGTGAACATTATCACGGCATTCGGCCGCGATTTCGTCGGCGACACTGTGTTCGGCGACCTCACGGCGAAACGCCAATTGGCGGCTGCATATTCGCGCGCCAAACTCGAGGCGTTCGGCGATTTGCTGGATGGCACGAGTAAACGGCTCGTCGTGTTCTACAATTTCGACGTCGAGCTCGAAGGGCTCACGGCGGAGTTGGAGAAGCGGTACAGGCCATATGGCGTGCTCAATGGCAAGGCGCATGACCTGTTGCCGTTTTTCGATACCGACGACGGGGTCGCGCTCATCCAATACCAGTCTGGTGCCATGGGCGTGAACCTGCAGCAAGCCGATACGTGCGTCTATTTCTCGCCGCCCTTGGCGTCATCGCTCTTCGAGCAGTCGAAGAAGCGTATCCACCGCGTCGGCCAAGACAAGCCATGCACGTATTACGAGCTGGTATCTAAAGGCACTGTCGAAGAGAAGATCTACGATACGTTGGCTATGCGACGCGACTACACTGAGAAGCTGTTCGAGATGGGAGGTGACTAGTTGGCAGGAGAGAAAAACTTCGAAAACCGTCTGAAACGGTGGCTCGATTCGCAAGGCGTATGGCATGTCAAATTTTTCGCCAACCGCAACACACGTGCTGGCGTGCCGGACATTTTGGCATGTATCAACGGCCGTTTTGTCGGCATCGAGCTCAAAGGCCCAAACGGCAAGCCGTCGCCGCTGCAGGTCTACCACTGCGGGAAGATTACGGAGAGCGGCGGTATAGCCGTCATCGTCTGGCCGGACGATTTCGCCCAATTCAAACGGCTAGTACAACGCCTGAAGGAGAAAGGAGGAAACTGCGATGTTCAAGACCTCATATTCGAGGGTAGGTACCTTCACCCAGTGCCCGCATAAATTCAAGCTCAATTATGTCGACAGCCTTGAAGTGCCGTTCAACTGCGATGCCGCGAACCCGCTCGTGATCGGCACGATGCTGCATGAATGCATCGAAGTCGGTATCGACGAGGCCATCGCGAACTACAAAGCCGCGTACCCAGTCATGACCGATTTCATGGAAAACGAGCTCATGAAGATCCGCGTACTCGGCTCTCGTGCCCGTGAGCTCGCATGGGGTATGTTGGACGACGATACCGACCCGGTATTTGAAACGAAGGTCGAAGACGACAGCGGTTTCGTAGGGTTTATCGATATGCTCATCCCGCGCGGCAAGGGCCTATGGACGATGCTCGATTTCAAGTATTCGAACAACGTCGACAGGTACCTCGAAAGCGGGCAGCTGAGCGTCTACAAATATTTCTACGAGAAGACGCACCCCGGTGAGATCATCCAAGACATGGCCTTCCTGATTGTGCCCAAGACGATGATCAGGCAGAAGAAGACCGAAGACCTCTACCAATTCCGTGAGCGCCTAGCTGCGACGTTGGAAGATATGTGGCCGACTCTATACCGTGTCCAGTATGACCCTCAAAAAATCGCCGACTTCGCGGTCGGCACTTGTACTATGGCTAACGCCACCGAATTCCCGAAACATGAGTCGCGCCTATGCGACTGGTGTGATTACAAAGATTTCTGTCTAGGAGGAAATGATATGCTTATCCTGCCCAAGAACGAACGCCGCCCTGAGGCCGTCATCACCGACCCTGATATGTGGATCTACGCCGACAGTTACGTCGGCAAGTCGACGTTTGTCGATCATTTCGACGATGTGCTGTTCATCAACACCGACGGCAACACACAGAATATCACGAGCCCGTTTATCCAGATTGCCGACGAGCTCGTGACCGCGGGCCGTATGAGCCACAAGGTGCTTGCTTGGTCGAAGTTCCGTGAGGTCATCGATGAGCTTGAGAAGCATGACAACAGCTTCCACGTCATCGCGCTCGACTTGGTCGAAGACCTCTATGAGCACTGCCGTTTCTATGTTTTCGACCAGCTCGGCATCAAGCATGAGAGCGATGGCGGTTACGGCAAGGGTTGGGACATGGTGCGCACTGAATTCCTCAGCCAGATGAAGCGCCTCAAGTCCCTCGGCTACCGTATCATCTATATATCCAAGGAGCTCGTCACGGAGATCACGTACGCCAACGGTATGAAGGTCTCGACGTTCAAGCCGAACCTGCCGGACAAGGTCGCGAACGTGCTCGCCGGCACCGTCACCATGACGCTCCGCGCCTATATGGACGAGCGTGGCCATTTCCTCCAGCTCCGCAAGAACGAGAATGTCTTCGGTGGCGGCCGTATCGATTTTAAACGTGACCGCTGCGACCTCACTGTCGATGCATTCAACGCAGCGTTGCTCGAGGCACAGGGCACGAAGGCCGAGGCCGATGTCGAGAAGCCGAAGGCACGCGAGAAGGCAGAGCCTAAGCCCGAGCCTAAGCCTGAGGTTGAGGCTGAGGCTGAGACCGAGGTTATCGGTGAGCCTGATGCGGCAGAGGAGAAGCCGAAGCGCCGTGTGCGTAAGGCCGAGCCTGTCACCGAGGAGGAGCCGCCGTTCGACACCGAGGAAGCCGCGGAGCCTGAGGCAGTCGAGGAGAAGCCGAAGCGTCGCACCCGTAAGCGCCGCGTCGTCGAAGAGTAAACAGTAGTTAACATCTGAAAGGATATATCATGGATTTCAGCAAGTTTGACAAGATGGTCGACATCGACGGCCTCAAGAAGGACATCGCCGATGCAGAGGCCAACGGTGGTGGCGATTTCAAGGACGTGCCGCATGGCAGCTATGAGGTCGCGATCGACAAGCTCGAGCTCACCGAGACCAAGAAGACCGGCAAGCCGATGGCGTCGTGCTGGATGAAGATCGTGAGCGAGGGCGATTTCAAGGGCCAGCGCATTTTCATGAACCAGGTCATCACCCAGGGCTTCCAGATCCACATGATGAACGCTTTCCTCCGTTCGCTGCTGCCCGAGGGTTCTGACATCGACGTCGAGTTCACCGGTTATGCCGACTATAATGACTTGCTGCTCGATATTGCCGAGTATGTCGACGGCAAGTTCGAGTATGGTTTGGAGTACGGCGAGAACAACAAGGGCTTCGATACTTTCCAGATCACCGATATTTTCGAGCTTGACTAGGTGCGGTAATGCTCAATTTCTACGACTTCGAAGTTTTCAAACACGACTGGATGGTCGTAGTCATCAACCCCGTCACTCACGATGAGCGCGTCATCATCAACGATGCCGACGCGCTCACCGCGCTCTACGAAGGGCATAAGCGTGAGATTTGGGTAGGTTACAACAACATCCATTATGACCAATTCATTTTCAAAGGCATCTTGTGCGGTTTCAACCCGAAGGCGATCAATGATTTCATCATCGCCGAAGGCCACAAGGGCTGGCAGTATTCGAGTTTGTTGCGCAAGGTTTACATGGTCAATTACGACGTATTCCACCCGCGTACCGACAGGGGCCTCAAGACTCACGAGGCGTACCTCGGCAACGATATTTGCGAGACGACGGTGCCGTTCGACATCGATCGCAAATTGACCGAGGCTGAGATCGCCGAAACCGTGAAATACTGCCGCCACGATGTCGAGCAGACTATCGAGGTATTCATACAGCGCAAAAGCGAGTTCGACGCCCGTATGGACCTGCTCAAAATGTTCGACTTGCCGCTGGTGTACCTCGGTAAGACCGACGCGCAACTCACGGCGATTATCCTTGGTGCCGAGCGGCCCGCGCGACCGCGCGACGACGAGTTCGACATCGTACCGTTGCCGTGCCTCGACCTCGGCCCGTATGATTTCATCCGTTCGTGGTACCTCGACCCGGCGAATCAAGATTACTCAGCGGCGCTTGATTTCGACATTGCAGGCTGCCCCCACAAATGTGCGTGGGGAGGCTTGCACGGTGCGATTGCGCAGTACGCCGGCGAGGGTTATTTCATCAACGTCGACGTCGAGAGTTATTACCCAGCCGAGATGATTGCGCATGAATTGTTGTCGCGTAACGTGCATGACCCGTCGAAGTTCAAGGGCATCCGAGACCACCGTATCGAGCTGAAGCATGCGAAAGACCCGCGCCAGAAGGCATTGAAACTCGTCGTCAACGGCACCTACGGCGCCAGCAAAGACAAGTTCAATGCACTCTATGACCCGCGGCAAGCCAACATGGTCTGCGTCAACGGCCAGCTCATGCTCATCGACCTCATGCACAAGCTCGTTCGCGACGTGGGTGCTGAGATCATCCAGAGCAACACCGACGGCGTGCTCATCCGCATGCCTGACGGTTTCGACGGCGGGCCCGACGCGTTTTACAACCGCGTCGACGATGTGGCATATGAGTGGGAGCACCGTACCGGTATGGGTTTGGAATTCGACGATTTCACCCACGTTTACCAGAAAGACGTCAACAACTACGTCCTCGTGGCGGCCGATGGGTCGATGAAGACGAAAGGCGCGTACGTCAAGAAGCTGGGGCCGCTCGACTACGACCTCGCCGTCGTCAACAAAGCACTCGTCGATTTCATGGTGCACGGCGTGCCCGTCGAAGACACCATCATGGGTGACGATGATCTGATCGATTACCAGCGCGTGGTGAAGGTGTCCGGCAAATACAAGTACGGCGTGCACGGGCATGAGCGGCTTACCGATAGGTGCTTCCGCGTCTTCGCATCCACGCGCGAGTCGGACGGCATGATTGGGCGGGTCAAGGCCGGCAAGGCCAAGCCGGAGAAATTCGGTAACACGAGCGAGCACTCGTTTATCGATAACGGCGACGTGCATGGCAAGAAGTGCCCGGGATATTTGGACAAGAGTTGGTATATCCAACTTGCGAAAACGCGACTAGCGCAGTTTGGGGTGATGTGATGGATCGGCTATTTATCGGATATGTGAAGCTCAACGGCAAGAAGTGTGCGCAGAAGCTGAAGGACGGCCGATACCTCACATTGGCCCAAGCACGCGAGCTCCACGGTTATGGTGGTGTGCTTGCGCCTGAGACGATCTTCGTCGATGTCGACGACATGGCGCAGAGCGAGAAACTGATGAACATCATCGAGGCCGAGCAAGTCGCATGCAAGGTCGTCGCGACGACACGCGGCAAGCATTTCTATTTCGTCGGCTACCCCCGCGGTATGAAATGCAAGACGCATGCACGCCTGGCCGTCGGCATCGACGCTGACATCAAAGTCGGCTCGAAAGCCACATACGGCAGCTTGAAAGTCGACGGGCATGAGCGTGACGTGATCTATGACATCGAACCGGACGAAAGTTATGACGAGTTGCCGTGCTGGCTCAGGCCTGTGCCATATACACCTGAGTTTGGAGAGATGGAAGAGGGTGACGGCCGCAACCAAGCGTTATTCAACTACATCTTGACGCTGCAGTCGGAGGGTTTCACGAAAGACGAGGTGCGCGAGACCCTGGCCATCATCAACCGGTACATGTTCGAAAAGCCTATGGAAGAACAAGAGCTGAGCGTCGTCTACCGCGACGACGCTTTCGCCGAAGACGTGTTTTTCAACAAAGGCACGTTCTTATTCGACAAGTTCGCCGAATACCTCAAGAACGAGCACCGTATCGTCAAGATCGGCCATCAGCTCCACGTATACCGCGACGGCGTCTATGTGTCGGGCAATCTGCTTATCGAGAACGCGATGATCCAGCATTTGCCCATGTTGTCGAAGGCCAAGCGCACCGAGGTACTCAACTACCTCGACGTGCTCATCCAAGACGACGCACCTGCGGCCGATGCCGATTACATCGCTTTCGCCAACGGCGTGTACGACCTCAAGACGGGTGAGCTCATGCCGTTCTCGCCGGATTTCGTGATCACTAACCGCATCCCGTGGGAATACGACCCGACGATTTGGTCTGATTTCACTGACAAGACGCTACGACGCCTTGCCTGCGGTGATGATGGGATCTACTCATTGCTGGAAGAGGTCATCGGCTACCTGTTCTATAGGCGTAATGAGCTCCGCAAGAGTTTCATCTTGGTCGGTGACAAGGCCAACGGCAAGTCGACGTATCTGGACATGCTCAAGACATTGCTCGGTGATAGCAACACGTCGGCACTCGACTTAGCCGAGCTCGGCGAGAGGTTCAAGACGGCGGAGCTGTTCGGCAAACTGGCCAACATCGGCGACGACATCGGCAACGAGTTCATCGCGAACCCCGCTATTTTCAAGAAGCTCGTAAGTGGTGACCGCGTCAACGCCGAGCGGAAGGGCCAAGACCCGTTTGATTTCTCGAGTTATGCCAAACTGCTGTTCTCGGCGAATTCGATGCCGCGTATCCGCGACAAGACCGGTGCCGTGCTCGACCGTATCGTGCTCGTGCCGTTCAAGGCAACGTTTTCGAAAGACGACCCAGACTTCGACCCATACATCAAGTACAAGCTCCACTCACCAGAAGTCATGAGCCACCTGATCAATATCGGCCTCAAGGGGCTCGAGCGGGTTTTGGCAAACCGCGCATTCACGATGCCGGAGGTCGTGGTCAAGGAGATCGAGGACTACCACGTCGCCAACAACCCCGTCCTCGGTTATTTCGAAGATACGCCAGTCGACGAGGTGGTGAACGAGTCGACGGCGTTGGTATACGACTACTATATGGCCTGGGCTATCAGGAACAACCTGAAGCCACTAGGTCAAAACGAGTTCACCCGTCAGGCCAATAAGCACTATGGCCTGACAAGCAAGACCTGCCGTGTCAACGGCAAACGTGTACGTATTTTCGTAAAGGAGTAAACCGTGCCTATCATCATCGAAGGCCCTGACGGCGCCGGTAAGTCCACGCTTGCTAAGTCATTGGCCGGAGCGCTCGACATGAACATTTTGAAGATGACCGCCAACGGCGGCCAGTCTGTGCCGGAGTATCTGCAGAAGCTCGCATGCGACGGTGTCATCATCGATCGCTGCCGGGTGTCGGAGCAAGTGTACTCCGACCTATTCAAGCGCGAGCCACGCATCGACAACGACGATGCCGAGGCATTGACGGAATTCTGCGTGCTCGCTGGTATCCCGATCATCGTGCTTTTGCCGCCGCTCCATGTCGTCATCAGCCGCCTGAACGAACGCGGTGACGAGTACGCCGATGTCGTCTGCCCGAATATCGTCGAGATCCACAAGCGTTGCCAGGAATGGGCTGAGGCACACGACGCCGCGATTGTGCTCGAAGACAATAACCCGGCAACTGCCATGAAGGAGATTTTGAAATGCATGTTGTAGGCAAGTCGATGAACGACATCTACCGCCAGCTCTGCGGCAAGATATCGGTACAGGGCCATGAAGTATGTGGTACTAAAGAACTGTGCAACAGCGGTTTCACACTGCTCGATATCACCGACAACATCGCGACGGCACGCACGAGTTTTTCGCTCTCATACATGTTGGGTGAGCTCGCATGGTATTTCACTGGCCGCGACGACGTCGATTTCATCTCGAAGTTCTCGTCGTTTTGGAAGCACATCAGCGACGACGGCGTGACAAACCGGTCTGCGTACGACGCTATCGTATTCAACCGCTATGGCTTCGACCAGGTCGCACAGGTCATCGACACCCTCAAGCGTGACCCGTATTCGCGCCGTGCAGTCATCAATTTTAATGTGCCGAACCCAGAGCGATTCGAGACGAAAGACGAGATCTGCACTATCGCGCTTGTGTTTGAGCTCCGTGACGGCAAGCTCGATTGCACCGGCATTATGCGCTCCGATGATGTGTGGCTTGGCACGCCCTACGATGTCGTGTTCTTCACGGAGTTGCAGAAGCACATTGCAAATGAGCTCGGTGTCGGCTACGGCAAGTATACGCATTTCGCGGTATCGCTCCATGCATATATGAAAGACATCGACCGCGTCCACGAAGTCTGGTGCGGCAAGCAGGCGGCGCCACACCTCAAGTTCGACATCGAGAAGTTTTTGGCCTATATCTCGGAGATCGAACGCATCGCGATGTCGTCCGACGAGCCGAGGCCTGCTGTCACCGAATATTGTCTCAATAACGCAATCGTCATGGAGGTAAATGATGAAGATTAAAATCAACCGTATCGCAGAGGGCGCTGAAATCAAGCTCCCTGCCCGCGCGCATTACAACGACGCAGGCGCCGACGTCTACACCACTTTCGGCGAGACCCTGAAGCCGCACGAGACCCGCCGTATCCCGTTGGGCTTCTCGCTCGAGCTGCCTGACGGTGTCATGGCTTGTGTGTTCCCCCGATCTGGCATGAGCCTCGAAGGCCTCGTCTGCGAGCTGCCGCCAATCGATTCCGGCCATACCGGCGAAGTGCACGCGATCGTCACTAACTTGACGGACAAGCTGAAAAAGGTCCCAGGTGGCACTCGCATCGGCCAGCTCGTCGTCATGCCGATCGTGTTGGCCGACTTCGTCGAGCAGTTGGGCGAGGAGAGGGGTGACGGTGCTTTTGGGTCGACCGGCGAGGCCTAGTAAGGCCGAGTATCACCTCGACATCGCACTTGCGGTGGCGGCCAGGTCGACGTGCCTGCGCCGCCGCTATGGCGCCGTGGTCGTGGCCAACGACGAGATCATCGCGACCGGCTACAACGGCGCGGCCCGCGGGGATGTCAACTGCATCGATACAGGTGTGTGCCACCGCTGCGGGCACGGGCATAACGACGGCGATTATGGCTCATGCCCGGCAGTACACGCCGAGATGAATGCAATGCTATCGGCATCACGCTCTGAGATGATCGGCGCGACACTATACTTGGCTGGCGTCGACCTCGAGACAGGCGGGCGCATCCCGGCTGATGAGATCTCACCATGTCCTGTGTGTATGCGCATGATAGGCAACGCCGGTGTCGATGTCGTCACAAGTGCATAGTAAATAGAAGAACGCCCCAGACGCTCAATCGCATCTGGGGCGTTCTCCTCACAAAGGAGGAAGGTGCGGTGGCCCAAAACCGCACCTCCTATTTTATCACGCGTAATGCTATTAGGCGTTGACCCACTTGAGGGCGTTCTCGATACAAAGTTGCTTGTTCACATTCTCAAACTCTTTGCGGCAGATCAGTTTCCATGCGCCACGGTCGGTGGCCTTGAAGCGGCAGTAGTGTACGCAATCGTTATCGAGGACGATCTTTACGCGACGACCGCAACCGGTGATCTCGTATGCCTCATTGAACGGCTGTTTACCAGCGGCGCGCTCGAGCTTGACTGCATCGTCGAAAGTCTTAGTCATTTTAGTTCCTTCCTCGTGGTTGACAAGATTATATTACCCGGTAACTACCTGAAAGCACATACTCATTTTCAAATAAATCAAAAAAGTTTTCGACGAATTTGAAAATAAGTATGTACATGAGCGCATGCAAGTGGGATAATGACCTTGTCAACCAGAAGGAAGAGCGAAATGAATCCCATCAAGATCACCAAGCAAGACCAGTTCGGTTATGAGCGCACGTTCGTTATTCGCCGCGACGAGACTTGCAGCAAGATGTTCCTTGCCGAGGTCGATCCCGATTTCGGCTTCGAGTCGTTTCGCGGCGTATACGGTTCTATGGATACGGCACTCGATCGCATCGAACCGCTCATCCGCTAAATGAAAGGAATAACCATATCCAACCTGTACCGCGTGTTCGTCAAAGAGCCTGGTCCCGGAGATTCGTTATATCACACCATCATAGTCGAGCATGCCACTTATGGTGAGCACGTGACGAATATCTCTGCCATCACTGAGGCCGCTAAGAGCATCAGCCATTGCGACATCTCGTATATCGTCAATTTGTGCCGGCTCGATATACGCGATGCATACCGCATCCTCAGGCAACTCAATGATTCCGGCTCTGTAGTTTTCGAGGTCACTGCGGTTTATCTACTCACTTCTCAGCTTATCTAATATCACCCATTAAAGGAGAAAGGAACAATCATGGCAGAAGTAACGTTCACTGAGAAAGAGCTCGGTTTCATCAACGAGTGCGCAATCGACAAGAAGGGTGTGCTCGTCGAGATGCCGGCGAACCCGTTTCCGTCGCTCTACCGCAAGGGCGTCATCGCCAAGAAGGGTGATGCCCTCACGGTCACGAAGGACTTCCGCGAAATGTTCTGCCTCGCTGGCCAGGTCGTGCATATCGACCTCACCAAGGCCGAGGGCGAGCCCGAAGATGATGGCAAGAAATTCAAGTACGGTGAGACGGGTGACGTGATCATCGAGGACGCGCCTGTGGACTACGCGGGCTTCCGTCAGGCGATTGCCGTCAACCTCTGTGACCGCCGTACGAAGGGCGTCGACGAGTTCCAGTTGATCGACAAGGCCGTGCAGGTGTATGACGCCGCACGTGAGGCCAGGGCCGCCAACGGCGATGAGGGCACCCGCTCTGAGCATACGACTGTCGGCAGCCGCAAACACTGGCGTTACGACTTGGCCGATACCGTATCGGCATACTTCGGCGTCGGCATGGAAGTCGACAAGCGTGAGATCGTGTTCACCGGCGACCTATACATGGCAGGCGCAGCCGAGCTCGTATTCGAGTACCTGTTTAAGATCGGCAACCGCCGTGCGCAGCGCTGCTATGACGAGCGCCTATTTGCAGGCGAGTCCACTGTCGGCGTGTATGCCGAGAAGGCCGCCGAGTTCATGGCCGAAGTCGAGAAGCGCCTGCAGCACGAGGGCGCCGATGTCGAAGTCGACGGTGAAGTCGTCGGCGAGGTGGTCGTCGACCTCGACCATGTCGATGATATCGAATGTGGGGAGGTTACCGATGATTGGTGATATGAAAGAGATAGCCGAGCGCCTGCGCATCGAAGCAGGTTGCTGGCGCGACTGCAACGGGGACGACACCCTTTTTTGATTTGTGGCATGAAGATTTTGTCGAGAGTGTGCTTACAGCTTTTGGCATCGACGATCTGGACATGCCCGTCTATGAGCTGTTTGACAAACTGGCAGATCTCATCGATCCGCAAGAACGTTAAAGCATTTTGAAAATACTTTCAATTTATCGAAATATCGATGCACTGAAAGTAGTATAATGACCTTGTCAACCAGAAGGAGGAACAAATGCCCGAATATATCGTTTTCATCATGCCGCCGAAGGACGAGGATGCCGAGCCGTTCGACATCCCGGAATGGAGTTACGACGACGCGGCCGCAACGGCAAAGCGTTACCGCGAACATGGCTGGAAGGCGTGCATCATCGATTACGGCACGCCATTTGTGTCATGGCGGGCTGAGCGCCTAGACGGCCCTGATATTTGCGTCATGGCACGTACATGCGACGAGGCCTGCATAAAGGCGCGTGCCGTCGGCCACGATTGCGATGGTTTTCGGAGGGATGATTAACGATGCATGATTTTGTCTATACGGCATTGACGGTCGTAGGAATTGTGGCCACTGCCATCGCTGCGGCGTACGCGTTCGCCGATAGGGGCTATTTCGCCGTAGGCGGCGAATATGCGTTCCTGTCCCTGCCCCTGCTCGGCATGTGCATCGAGTATATGGTCAGAGACCGATGAGGAGGGAGGCGCTATCGTGCGGATCGGTGATGTGAAGCCGTTCAAATACGTCTATGCTGACGATCGGCAGCAATTCACGAGGCCGCTCGAAGAGGCGGCGGAGTTCTTTGTCGCATGGCGTTTTTGGATACAGCGGCGTGACAATCAGAGGTATTCGGCGAAGGCGCGCGACAAGATGCTCGACAAGGCCGCAGACGTGATCCAAGCAGTTGTCAACTGTGTTGCGTCGGTCGGCATCGATGATATGTCGGAGCTGATGGCACGTTGCGAGAAACGAAACATGAAGAGGGGTAGGTATTGATGCAGGTCGAAGTGGTCGTGGCCATGGAGCGGAGGCCTGTCACTGTGCACGGGCATGCCGGCAGCCTGATCGGGTGGTTCCAACGAGGCGGTTTCCTCGGCAACAACCAGAAGCCCGTCGGGCTCGTAGAGTTCGCCGACGGCACTGTCGGCGAGTACGAGGCGAAGGAGGTGCGTTATGTCGACCACATATAATTGCGTACATTATGACAAGGACCTCATGCGCTCATGTATATACGGGCTCGCAGTCGGCGACGCCCTCGGCGTGCCATATGAGTTTCGTGAGCGAGGCACGTTCGAATGCACCGATATAGTGGGTGATGGCACACACGGGCAACATGCCGGCACGTGGTCTGACGACACGTCGATGGCCCTGTGTATTTGCTCGAGCATCAAACGGCTCGCATATATCGATGTGGCAGACATCGCCGGCAGGTTCCGCCGATGGCTGGAGCAGGGCGATTTCGCCTGTGACGGGCGCGTCTTCGATGTCGGTGTGACGTGCAAGAGGGCGATCTTGACGGGCGTGCCTGCGAAGTCATACGACGACTGCGGCAACGGCTCGCTCATGAGGACGGCACCGCTCGCAATGTTGGACCACATCGAACCCTATGATATACGCGAGGTCTCGGCAATCACCCATGCACACCCTGTGGCCGAATGGTCATGCGTCACGCTGTGCGACATGTTGCGGACTATCCGCGATGTCGGCACGCCGGCGAAGGGCGACCTCTGGCATAGATACGGGTACATCGCGTCGAGGCCTGTCGAGGCAGTCAAAAGCGACGGCTACTGCGAGCACACGCTCGAGGCGGCGCTCTGGTGTTTCATGAACACGAGCTCGTATGCCGACTGCGTGCTCGCCGCCGTCAACCTAGGGGACGACACCGATACTACGGCCGCAATCGCCGGTGCCATCGCAGGCGTGTATTACGGCTTCGAGGCCATCCCGCCGAAGTGGGTCGGCCAGCTGCGCGGCAAAGCCGTAATCGATCGATGTATCTAGGAAGGATAGACGATGATTGACGGGTACCTGTTGAACACGCGTGTGTTCCGCAAGGTGGAGGACGGCAAAGGCCAGGCACTCAAGCCACTTGAGGAGGCTGCAGAGGTCTTCGGGGCGTGGCAGGCGCGTTATGACATGCGTTTCGCTTCACGTGACGCGCAAGGAGCGTTTCGCGACGACCTTATCGACGAGTGCATGGACACAGTGCAGGCGATCGCCAACCTGCTGGCAGCCATAGGCGCCACGCAGGGCGAGGTCGACGACGCCATCAAACGTATGGACGAACACAACGAGTACCGATGCAGGCTCTGAGAAATGGAGAAAGACGTGGCTGATATCGAGTTACCCAAAGACGTGGAGGGCCGCGAGATTCCGCTGGATACCGCAAAGTTATTCGGCGCCAGCGGCAATGCATATAACATCGCGCGGTGGATCTACACGACTGACTTCGACACGGGCGATAGTGCGGCGGGCCGGTGGCGGGCGGCCACAGATACGTCTAGACAGCTCGACCCCGAGCTCATGTACCTCACCCCGCCCGACAGCTGGGAACAGCTGGAAAAAGACTTGACTGCGTTCGATGATGGGCAAATATACGGCCCCTGTCACTACTTTCACGAATTAGGCGATAATTGCACATCTTGCGCCGCGCGTGATGACGACTGCGCAGACGCAGTGATGCGAGACGTGGCATCGCGCGTCTGCAACCTGAGGGGTGAAGATCAATGACGACCATGAAGCCATGCCCGAAATGCCATTCGACCGAGCACTTACGCATTGAGATAAACGATGATCGGTCGAACGGTACCCCGTCGGCCGAAGTAAGTTGCACGGAGTGCCGCACCTTCGCGCAGATCGACTATGTGCCTACAAGACAGTGTGCCGACGAGTGCAGGCCGAGTGACATACAGTTGACGCGCGAGGTCATCGAGCGATGGAATGAGCTTTGCGACGATTGGGAAGGAATCTTCGACCATGAGTGAGATCAAGCTGAAGTCGTGCCCGAACTGCGGTGAGCAGATCGACCCGCACGCCGGGCACACCGACAACGGCCGCGTGTTCGTCTGCGAGAAAGGCAAGCCGCTCATGCGTGAGGTCAAATACCATTGCGGGAATTGCAACTCGATTGTCATTTTCCTCAAGAAGTGCGAACCGGAGGTGACGGGGCGATGATCGAGAACGAGCCCATCAGCGGGTACAACCTGCCGCCGGGATGCCTCGACGACGACATCGACCATGCGTACGGAGGCGAGAGGCGCTATTGCAGTGAGTGCAGGCATTGTATCGAATCGGATGAAATCGACTGCTGCATCTGCGCACTCGCGTTGGCCGATGCTATGGCGCAGCTCAAGGGCACGCAGAGGTGGTTGCCGGAATATATCATCGCGGCGGTCGAGGACGCCGTCACGAACGAAGGCAACTGCTGTCCAGAGTTTGAGGAGTGATGGTAATGTAAAAACATATCTAGAAACGATTCTAGCATATGTAGAAGGCGCAGTTTTACATCAGTGCGTATGGTTGCAGGGCCCCGAGGCAGATATTCGCCTCGGGGCATTTTTCATGTCTTGGGGTCAAAATCGGCACCTTTCGATTTATTCGCATGGTTGACAGGTAGTTGATGGCGAAACGCGACGTAGATAGGCGTGTGGATCGGCTCGGTGCAAGTTACTGTCACACTACCTGTCAAACGGCTTTTGGGCCAGTGTGACAGGTAGTAGGCGTCAAAACGCGAGGTAGGTAAATTGTTGGGTACCTAAGTGTCACACTGGCAAACAGCAGGCCCCCCTATATTAGATATTTTTTATAGGTATATCTACCATTTTATAAGTATATATATATTTTCAAAATATAGGGGTATAGGGGAGCATGTCAGTGTGACAGTGTGACAGGTAGTTGCAAATACATGCATCTACATCGCGTTTTGTCGATACTACCTGTCACACGGTGCAGATAAATCGAAAAAAGCGGTGTGACATGTGTGTGACACCAGTGTGACAGGTAGTCGAGGGCGTATATGTCGACCTCGGTAAACATTTGAAGGCCTTTCGATTTCGATGGGTGGGTATATACAATATACACACTTAAATAAATCGAAACGCTGCCGATGCCCTGACTGTGCATACCGCATATACACAGTATGCACACTATGCACAGCCGAAAGGCTATTCAAATGCCCGCCGATATGTATCGAAGCCTAATCGGCATGTCGTGGATCATCGGAGACAATCGTGGATCATCGCGAATCGCCGTACAATATATCTCGATGGAGATGAGGAGGGATATTTTTGCCTTATATCAAATTCAACAACGCGATACAGCGCAAACGTTATTGGCTCGGCGAAGACGGCATCGAGCTGATCAACGACTGGAGGCGCCGAGGGCTTTCCGTGAAGGCGATCGCCGAGGACAAGATCGGCGTCGCGCACACGACGCTCATGAAATGGCGCCAGCAGTCACCCGAGCTGGACAAGGCGCTCACCGTCACCGAGGACCTCGTAGACGGGCAGGTGGAAGGCGCATTGCTCAGGCGTGCGCTGGGGTACGACTATTTCGAAGAGACATGGACGCCCGACCCCGACACAGGCCGGGAAGTGTTGACCAGGAAAGTCAAGAAGCATGTGCCGGCAGACGTGAAGGCCATCGCCATGTGGCTGTTCAACCGACGCGGTGACGCCTGGCGTTCGATGCAGCCCCAGCTCCCGGCAGACGACGGCGATATCATCGATGTCAAGAACGTGCTCGTGCAGATCGAGGAGGCGGCAGATGGAGATAAGGCTGACGCGTAAGCAGGCCGAATATGTGCGCGAGGCGCACCACCGCTGGAACCTCGCGACAGGGGCCGTGCGCTCCGGCAAGAGCCACCTGGCCGCGCAGTACACGATCCCCGACAGGCTGATCAAACTGCACGGCAAGAAGGGCCTGGCGTTGATCTTAGGTGCCACGAAGGAGAATATCGAGCGCAATGTCCTGACACCCATGCGCGATATGTGGGGCGATAAGTTCGTCGGGGACATCAACGCCCGCAACTGGTGTGAGATCTTCGGCGAGCGTGTGTACTGCATCGGTGCCGAGAACGCAGGCCAGGTCTCGAAGTTGCGAGGCTCCGAGATCAAGTTCGCATATTGCGATGAGATCTGTGACATCCACCCGGAAGTATTCGAAATGCTGAAGAGCCGCCTGAGCCTGCCGTACAGCGAATGCCACGGCGCATGCAACCCGGCAGGCCCTACGCATTGGTTCAAGCGGTTCATCGACAAGGGCGAGGCTGATCCCGGCATCGATATGTTCGTGCAGAGGTACACGATCGACGACAACCCGTTCCTGCCTGCGGCCTATGTCGCCGGCCTCAAGGCGGAGTACCGCGGAACGGTGTACTACGACCGATACATCAGGGGCCTGTGGGCGAAGGCCGAAGGCCTCGTGTACCCCAACTGGAAGAATGCCCAGGAGCCGACATGGTCGCCCGCTGAGCCCGAAGACGTACGCGGCTACTGCGTGAGCGTCGACTACGGCACGCAGAACCCGTTCCATGCGATCAAGTGGCTACTCGATTCTGCCGGTACCTGGCATGCGGTCGGCGAGTACCGCTACTCGGGACGTGAGGAAGGCAGGCAGAAGACCGACCCCGACTACGTCAATGACCTGGTCGTATTCACGGACGACGCCCCGGAGGACGCAGATGTCGAGATCATCGTCGACCCCAGTGCATCGTCATTCATCGCGCAGCTGCGGAAGCGCGGCGGGTTCAAGGTGAGGCAGGCCGACAACGAGGTCGGTGACGGCCTGCGGGATACCGCGTCGGCAATGCAGTTGGGCCAGGTTAAAATCGGTGATACTCTCACCGAATTGGCGCGTGAGTTCACAGGCTATGTGTGGGATGATAAGGCAGGCCTAGACAAGCCTGTCAAGGTCGACGACCACGGCATGGATGCACTGAGGTATTTCGTGAGGACGAAACGCGTGTACAGGCCGCGTGACGTGATATACGAGTCACCGTTCATGGGCGGCGCAGACGAGGGGCCTAGGAGGTTCGCATTATGAGATGGGACGAGGTACGCGACGACAAGTCGCGCATGCTCACATACCAGGATTTCGTGGAGGCGGGCGATGCCAACCGCGAGGGCTTCGTACTGGAGGCGATCGAGCGGCATAAGTCGGGCAAGGCGTACCGCACGGCGCGTATGGCCGATGCGTACGACCGTCAGGAGAACACGACGATCAATGCATACGTGCAGAAGGTCTTCGACATCACCGGGTCCAGGCTCGTCGATTTCACCGCGAGCAACAACAAGATCGCCAGCAATTTCTTCCACCGCCTGAACACCCAGCGCACTATGTACTCGCTCGGCCAGGGCGTGTCTTTCATCGATGTCGACGAGGTGGGCAAGAAGGATGAGACCAAGGAGAAGCTCGGCAAGCATTTCGACCATGACCTGCGCACGCTCGCATACGATGCGCTCATCCACGGCGTGTGCTTCGGTTTCTGGAACCTCAACCGCATGTTCGTCTTCCCGCTGACTGAGTTCGTGCCCCTCTGGGACGAATACGACGGCACACTCAAGGCAGGCATCCGCTTCTGGCGTATCGATAGCTCACGCCCAATGCAGGTCGTGCTATACGAGGCCGACGGCTACACCCGCTACCAGAGCCGCCAGGATGCGAACGGCGTCACGAACGAACGCCTCGAGGCGGTCGATGGGAAACGCCCGTATATCGAGAAGACGAGCTATACGCCAGCCGACGGGATCGAGCAGGTTATCGGCGGCGAGAACTACTCGGCATTGCCCGTGGTGCCGATGTGGGGTTCGAGGCTCCACCAATCGACGCTCGTGGGCATGCGCCAGGCGATTGACAGCTACGACCTGATCCGCAGCGGCTTCGCGAACGACCTCACCGACTGTGCGCAGATCTACTGGCTCGTGTCGAATGCGGGCGGCATGAGTGATAAGGACCTGCAGAAGTTCCTCGACCGCCTGAAGATCAACCATGTCGCACTCGTCGATTCCGACGACGGCGGCAATGCGCAGGCGTATACCCAGGAGATCCCGTACGCCGCACGCCAGGCGTACCTGCAATCAATCCGCGACGGCATCTACGAGGACTTCGGTGCCCTCGACGTGCATACGGTGGCGGCAGGCGCGACCAACGACCACATCGATGCGGCGTACCAGCCTATGGACGAGGAGGCGAGCGATTTCGAATACCAAGTCTCCGAGTTCGTGCAGCAGCTGCTCGCACTCATGGGTATCGAAGACGCGCCCGTGTTCAAGCGCACGCGTATCAGTAACCAGAAAGAGCAGGTCGACATGGTCATGAGCGAGGCGCAGTACCTCGACAACGAGACGATCTTGCGCAAGCTGCCGAATATCTCACCCAGCGAGGTGCCGGCGATCAGGGAACGCCTCGACGCCGAGGATGAGGGCCGTATGGGCAGCCTCGTCGGCGCGGTATCGCTGCAAGGCGGGGACGACGGTGCAGGCGATGACGCAATGGAGTAACGCATGTCGAAAAAGATCCATTCGGTCTTCGAGATCGGTATATCGGAGGCCGGCGGCGGGTACCGGTACATCACGTCGGCAGGCTATGTGTCGCACACGGTATACCCTGACATCCTCAAGGCGCAGAAGGCGGCGCTTGAATTCGGCGGGTACGAGCTCGTCGAGGACGACACCCCGGCCGATTCGACTGTGGTCAAGACGCAATATTTCGATGGCTTCCAGATCGACACGTATTCAGATGGTACTTACGGCTACATGACGGACGGCGGCAAGCACGAGGAGGGCTATAAGTCGAAAGACGGCGCCGAGAAGGCAGCGACCAAGCTCGCCGCCACAGAGCCGAAAGGCCCTCAGGTCTTGAAGAGTGAAGACAAGGGCGGCTATACCGTCAACACGTTCACAGACGGCACTTATGGGTACATGATGCCCGACGGCACTTTCAAGAACGGCTACAAGTCGAAAGACGGCGCAGGCAAGGCGGGCAAGAAGCTCGCCGCGAAGGCAGCGAAAGCGCAGGAGGACACCCAGGCCAAATTGCTCGAGAAGCAGGCGCGGGAGCTGCAGGAGAAATTGCAGCTCACCTATGCCGATGCGATCGACGGCATGACCTCACGCGTCGAGGCCTCACTCAAGGAGTTCGCGGCAGAAGATGCGAAATGGCAAGCCGACGTCGCCGCGGGCAAGAAGGACGCGAAGGCGTACAAGGCCTGGCGCAAGGACCAGGCGTTGCACAACGACCGGCTCAAGGCACTCAAGCAGGCATTGACGCAGGACCTCACGGCAGCAGACAAGATGGCGATGGCATACGTCAACCAAGTGCCGGCAGGCGTGTATGCGGAAGGCATGAACTTCGCGACATACGAGATCGAGCACGGCGCGAAGGCGAATACGTCGTTCACGCTGTACAACAAGAACACCGTCATGGAAATCGTCGCGAACGAGCCCGACCTGCTCCCACATGCGGCATTCGATAAGGCGAAAGACACGGCATGGAACAGCCGCCATGTCACGTCTGCGGTGACGCAGGCCGTACTGCAGGGGCAGACGATCCCGCAGCTCGCCACGTCGATCGCAGGTATCGCCGCCATGGACCAGCGCGCCGCGATGAAGGCTGCCCGCACCGCCATGACGAGCGCGCATTCGCTCGGCAAGCTCAAGGGCTACGAGCGCGCTGCCGGTATGGGCATCGATATCGAGAAGCAATGGCTCGCGGCGCTCGATTCGCGCACGCGTGGCAGCCACCGCCACCTTGATGGCGAGGTAGTCAAGCTCGATGCCGAGTTCAGCAACGGCCTGAAGTACCCCGGTGACCCTGACGGTCCCGCCTCTGAGGTCTATAACTGCCGTTGCACGCTCGTGCCGGTTATCGGCGATGTCGAGTACGACGAGGTCGAGCGTGCCGACAAACTCGGCAAGATGAGCTATGAGGAGTGGAAAGCCGAGAAGCTGACGAAAGAACAGAAGCTCGCGAATGCACTCGACAGCCAGTTGAAGGATGTCGATAACGAGATCGACGTGCTAAAAGAGCTTATGAAGAGTTCCGACAAGACGTATTCTGGTATTTGGAAAGAACCCGTGACACTCGCAGATTGGGACGCGAAGAAAGAGGCGATCCCCAAGAAGCTCGAGTATTTCGAGGAGCAAGTCACCAAGGCCATGGACGCCGGTGATGATGCGGCATCGGTGAAGTGGCAGGAGCTCATCGACGATACGGAAGATTTCAACAAGCAAGGCCAGGCATACAAGGCACATGTCGACAACATGGCGGCATTGAGGCTCAAGCGGCAGTCGATCCACAAGCAGATGGTCGACTTAGGTCTCGTCGAAGATTCAGCTTTCAGCGAGGAGCGTAAGGCGAACGCGTGGAAGTTCACTTCACCGGAGGAGGCCGATGAGCATTTCCGAGGTGTAAGCGGCAAGGCCTGGCGTGAGGCCACCGCAGCAGAGCGCAAGGGTATCTACGGCTATACTGCCTCCTCCGGTGCGTGGAATCGACCGTTGTCTGGCTTCCGCAAGCCGTACAGCAAATCCGGCACAGGGTGGGAGAAGAAGTTCTACGTTGGCCCGGGTGACGTTTGGATCGATTACGAAGGCAAAGGCGCCGCAATCCGCAACATGACATCGCTTATCGAGAAGTCGACGTACGACCACGACGCATGGGTCGTGCGCGGATGCGACTACAACGCCATGGAGTCGTTCTTCGGCACGAGCGCGTCGAAGTTGGAGGGTATGGGTACCGATGAGCTCAAATCACTCGTCGGCATGTCAAACCGTATCCAGTCATTCGTGTCGACAGGTGCGGTGACGGGCAAAGGTTTCCATAGGCCTGTCGTCATGGAGATCTATTGCCCTGCCGGGTCTGAGATGATGTATGCGGAGCCTTTCAGTGCATACTCTGGCGCAACGAATTACGATGATTGGGACGGCAAGAAGAAACAGAACTATTTCGGCAGTGAGTTTGAGATGATCTTGCAGCGCGGCGGTTACTACACCGCCACGGATGTATACAAAGGCACCGACGGCAAGATGCACGTCGTATTGGAATTGCACCCCGAACAGGGTTACGATAAGTTCCAGCAGGACCCTAAAGAGTGGACCGGTTCGAAGAGCAAATACAAGTAAGGGGTACCATGGCTACCGAGAAACAGAAAGTATCAAACCTCGAGCTCGACGACTCATTTGGCTGCCTGAAGCGTAACCCACGCAAATGCCGGACGTGTGCGAATGCACACGGCCCGGCGCCGTGGGAGGACTCGCCTGACAAGTCATATTGCATGGCATATGAGCGCCGCCTCGGCAACATCAAGCCAGACGCCATATATTTCGACGGCGCCGACTGCCCGTTTTATATCAAGGAAGAGGCATGACATGGCCGGTGGCGTATCGGTAAAGCAAGACAATACCGAGCAGGCAGTCGACGGCATCGAGTCGGCTATCGGCGTCGCGCTTGAGGAGATCGGGCTTTTGGCTGAGAACTACGCGGCCAAGAAATGCCCGGTCGACACCGGCAACCTGCGTGCATCGATCACGCACGAGGTGGATGCCGGCGATAACGCTGTGTACATCGGCACTAATGTCGAATATGCACCGTACGTCGAGCTAGGCACTTCGCGCCAGAAGGCGCAGCCTTTCCTGAGGCCTGCGGCTTCCGAGCATGGTGCACAATATCGCCAAGTGTTGAAAAAGGCACTGGGCGGCGGTAGTTAACCTGGTATTATTTATGTTAAATGCGCGAAGCAATGCGCTATACAGTATGGGGTCGAAGCACGTACCCCAGAGTCCGAAGGAATGGAGCGAACACCATGGCACTTACCCGCAAACTCCTCCGATCCATGGGGATCGAAGACGAGAAGATCGACCAGATCATCGACGCACACACTGAGACCGTCAATGCGCTGAAGGACGAGCGCGATGGGCTCAAGGATGCCGCGGACCGACTGAAGAAGGCCGAGGCGGAGCTCGAGGATCTCAAAGCCAAGCCAGCAGACGGTTTCAAGGAGAAGTTCGAGAAGGAACACGCCGATTTCGAGGCGTTCAAGGCAGACACCGCTAAGGCTGCTGCCGACCGCGAGAAGAAATCGCTGTATCGCAAGCTGCTCACCGATGCAGGCGTCGACCCCAAGCGTATGGATGCCGTGATGCGTGTCGCCGACCTATCTGAAATCGTGGTCGAAGACGGCGCCATCAAGGACGCCGACAAGGTCACGGAGAAGGTCAAAGGCGAGTGGTCCGATTTCATCCCGACCACGAATAAGAAGCCCGCGAATGTCGATACGCCGCCCGCCGGCGCAGACGACGGCACGGCAGAACCGAAGTCGCTGGGTGACGCCCTGCGACAGAAGTACACCAAGCAGAACACTGATTAAAGGAGGCAATTATGCCTATCACCCTCGCAGAGGCCAAGGTCGGCATGGCCGACAAGGTCGACCAGCAGATCGTCGATATGTTCCGTCGATCCTCCCTGCTCCTCGACCGCCTCACTTTCGATAACGCCATCTCCCCCGGTACCGGCGGCTCTACGCTCGTCTACGGCTACACGCAGCTGAAGACGCCTTCCACTGCCGCCGTCCGTGCCATCAATTCCGAGTACACCGCCAACGAGGCCAAGCGTGAGAAGAAGACCACGCAGGCCATCATCATGGGCGGTGCTTTCGAGGTCGACCGTGTCATCCAGGACACTTCCGGCGCCATCGATGAGCTCGTGTTCCAGGCCGACGAGAAGATTAAGGCAACTGCCAATTTCTTTACGCATTGCGTGATCAACGGCACTGCGTCCGGTGCTGCCGCCCCCGGTAAGGCTACCGGTACTTTCGACGGCCTCAACAGGTTGCTTGCCAATTCTTCCACTGAATATACCGCCACCGCGGACCTGTCTACCAGCGAGAATGTGACGGCCAATTACAACCAGTTCCTTGACGAGCTAGATGAGTTCATCTCCGGCATTGACGGCATGCCCGATATGCTGCTCATGAACCGCAAAATGCTCTCCAAGCTCCGTGGTATCGCCCGCCGTGCCGGTTATTATGACGTCACTAAGGACGATTTCGGTCGCGGTGTTGAGATGTATAACGGCATTGCGCTCATGGACGCCGGCGAGTTCTACGACGGCACCAAGACCGTCGACATCGTCTCCGACACCGCTGCCGGTTCCGATACCTTCGGCACTTCCGACATCTATGCCGTCAAGTTCGGCCTCGATGCCTTCCACGGCATCTCCCCGACCGGTACCAAGGTCATCACGTCCTACATGCCCGACCTCACGCAGCCTGGCGCCGTTAAGAAGGGCGAGGTCGAGCTCGTCGCGGGTGTTGCCCTCAAGAACACGCTGAAGGCCGGCCACATGAAGGGCATCATCACCGCGCCGAAGACTGCCTAAGGAGTCGATATGCTGGAGGAGTTGCTCGCAGAGATCCACAATTGGTTCGAATGCGATTACCTCGCAGGTGAGCTCACCGTCATGGACGGCGAGCTCACCCTCCCGCATGGCTTCGTCAAGAAGGGCCAGTACTACCGTATCGTCGGCAGTGTGTTCAACGACGGCCTGCACCAATACCCGACGTCGGACCTCACCGACGAGGTATTCGATGGTGAGGTGTGGGCACTGGCCGTGCCGAAGGCGGTCATTGACATCGCGACCGAAATCGAGGCGTGGCGCAAGGCCAACCCCGACTCCGCATATACTTCTGAGTCGTTCGGCGGGTATTCGTATACGAAGGCCACTGCTTCCGACGGCATGCCCGTGCGATGGCAAGACGCATTTCGCCGACGCCTCAATCGTTGGAGGAAACTGCCATGACGTTGATTGATACTTTCAAAGAGCCTTGCGTGCTCATGGAGAAGAAGCGCGTGAGCGACGGTGAAGGCGGGTGGACGACCACGTGGGTCGACGGTGCCGCCTTCGATGCGGCTATCGTCCGTGATACCACCCTGGCGGCACGCGTCGCTGAAAAAGAGGGCGTATCGAACGTCTACACGGTGACTACCGATACAAATGCGCGACTCGAATTTCATGACGTTTTCAAGCGTGTCAGTGACGGCCAAGTGTTCCGTGTGACTTCCAACGGGGACGATATGAAGACACCTGATGTGGCGACGTTCAGTTTCGAGCAGGTGTCGGCGGAAGAGTGGAAGCTATCATGACGCCTGAAGCTACTATCTATGAATTCTTCTCGGGCTTCTCGATTCCAGCGTATGCGGCGACATCTGTACCAGATAATGCGGAGTTCCCGTATATCACGTACGAGCTCGCGGTCGATGATTTTTGGGGCGGGGAAGTCGCGTTGACTATGGACATTTGGTATCGTGGCGATTCCGAGGCGGAGCCGAATGCGAAAGCACGTGAAGTCTCAAAGGCACTAATCGGCTGCAAGTGTATCCCATGTGACGGCGGCAGTGTCATACTGAAAAAAGGCTCGCCGTTCTGCCAGAGCATGGGTGACACAGCGGATGATAAGATCAAGCGCCGCCATATCAATGTGACGGCAGAGTTTATCACCTCGTTTTGAGAGGACAAGTTAAATGGCTAAGTTCACACAGATTCCTACGGATACTTTCAAGAAGCTCCAGCTCAATGCCGGTATCCTCACTACTGAGTTCGACCCGTCGACCGGCGAGCTCACTGCGTCCAACATCATCGGCGCGACGAGCGGCGGCGTATCGTTCGAGGCCACGCCGTCATTCACCGATTTCGGCGAGGACATCGACAATTGCCCGAAGAACACTAAAGAGCTCAAGAAGCTCGACAGCTGGGAAGCCAAGATGTCCGGCTCGTTTGTCACGATGGATACGAATGTCGCGACATCTGTCATCGGCACTGCTGCTGTTGCGAGCGACGACCCGACCAAGGTCGTGCCCCGCAACTCTGTCGAAGCCCAAGATTTCAAAAACATCTGGTGGGTCGGCGATTATTCTGACATCAATGAAGACGGTTCGTCTGCCGGCAAGGCCGGTTTCATCGCGATCAAGCTCATCAACGCATTGTCGACCGGTGGTTTCAAGATCCAGTCCGGGGACAAGGCGAAGGGCACGTTTGAGTTCGAGTACACTGGCCACTACAGTAGTGAAAACATCGACACCGTACCGTTTGAAATCTATATCAAGGCTGGTTCTGCTGATAAGTAGGCATAGCCTGAAGGAGGAAAATTAAATGAAACTCAGTGACATCAAGGGTGACCGCGTGCTCGACGTCATCGCCGACATCATCGACCCCATCGCGAACATGGTGCAGGACAAGGACGTCGCCGCGATGTTCAAGCGCGAAGCCGTGCCCGACGGCATGGAGGCGCGTGATTTCTTCGCGAAGCGTATGTGCAAGGGCCTGCCCGTTTTGCTCAAAAGCCATAAGGCCGACATCATCGCCATCATGGCGGCAATTGAGGGCGTGACCCCTGAGCAGTATGCGGCATCGCTCGATTTCCCCAAGTTGTTCACCGACGTCATGGAGCTCGTGACTGACGATGCGTTCCTCAATTTTTTATCATCGTCGGAGACGGGGAAGGACGCAGGTGCGCCTGGCTCTGCCTCGGCGAGTTCCGAGGCCCATTAAGGGCAGACGCATTCGTCAAGTTCACATTGGCCCGCTATAGGAAAGAACGGGACGAGATGGCGTTTAAGGTATACGTCACCGACTCCCTATACCTCATGGGCCAGCAAAAGTTTATCGGTCGCCGATGGTACGACCAAGTCCGGCCCAAAGTATATGAAGATATCGACGCCGCCGCAGTAGTGGCGGATGTCACAACGAGGGCGGGATTGGTGGTCGTATGAATCTACTCGACCTCGCCGTCAAGATCACATGCGACGACCAGGCATCCGGCGAGGTCGACAAGATCGGCGACGGCATCAAAAACAAATTGGGCATCGCTGCTAAAGCCGGCGTCGCGGCCGTGGCGGCAGTCGGTACTGCGACAATCGCCATCGGCAAGACAGCACTCGACGCATATTCGAATTATGAGCAGTTAGTTGGCGGTATCGACACCCTGTTCAAAGCCTCGTCGGGCAAGATGCAGCAGTATGCCGCAAATGCATACCAGACGGCCGGTGTATCCGCCAACCGTTATATGGAGATCTCGACGTCGTTCGCGGCGGCGTTGATCAGCTCGCTCGGCGGCAACACTGAGGCCGCAGCAGACATGGCCAACACCGCCATCACGGACATGAGTGACAATGCCAACAAGATGGGCACGTCACTTGAGACCGTCCAAGAAGCATATATGTCGTTGTCGCGCGGTAATTACGAGATGCTCGACAGCCTGAAACTCGGCTATGGCGGCACGAAGTCAGAGCTGCAACGCCTGCTCGCAGATGCCGAGGAGTTCTCGGCAGCACAAGGTAAAGTGCGCGATTTCTCTGTCGACTCGTATTCCGACATCGTCGAGGCCATCCACATCGTGCAAGACGAGATGGGCATCACAGGTACGACTGCGGAAGAGGCAGCGACTACCATCGAGGGCTCTGTCAATATGGCAAAAGCCGCATGGGAGAACTGGCTTGCCGGCCTCGGCAATGAGGACGCTGATATGGGAGGCCTGACTGATCAGCTCGTCCAGTCTGTCGTCGTTGCGGGCGAGAACATCATCCCAAGGGTCGGCCAGATCATGACGACCCTCGGCCAGACGGTTGCAGACCATGCGCCTGGTGTCGGCCTCTACCTCCGCGACGCACTCATCAATGTCTTGCCTGAAGCCGTGCAAGGGCCGATGCGTGACGCGTTCGCAGGAGTCGATAAAGTCGTCGGCAAGCTCGAAGGCGTATTCAACGACAATTTGAAGCCGGCGGCAGACGCCGCAGACGGCGTTTTCAGCGCGATCGGTTCTGGCGTCACGACTTTCGGTAATGCCGTCAACGATTTAGTGCTCCCCGCGATCGACACGCTATCGCCTGCTTTCAATGATTTCTTCGGGGCTATCCAGACTGCACAGCCTTTGCTCGAGTTCATCGCGAACGTTATCGGTGTCGTGCTTGCCGCAGCGATAAGCACGGCCATCAAGCTGTTTGCAGCCATTACAGAAGTCGTCGCGTTTGTGATCACCGGTTTCGCGCAGTTGTATGAGGACATTTCAGGGTTCGTGACCGGTGTCGTGCAGTTCTTCACTGTCGACTTGCCGAACGCGATCGATGCATTGGTGCAATGGTTCGCGCGATTGCCTGGCAACATCGCCGCGTTCCTGTCGACGGTCATTGCGAATGTCGCTGCATGGGTAGCGAATATGGCGTCGAATGCCGTGAGCGCCGGTTCGCGTTTCATCTCCGGTATCGCCGGTTTCCTGTCTGCGCTGCCCGGCAATATAGCGTCATGGCTCTCCGGCGTCATTTCGACTGTCGTCGGCTGGGTGTCGCAGTTCGCGAGTAACGCCGCGAGCGCGGCGTCGCAGTTCGCAAGCAACCTCATCGATGGCCTCGCGTCTATACCAGGCAAGGTGACATCGATCGGTTCTAACATTATTCAAGGTATGGTGAAAGGTGTCACGAGTGCCGCAGGCCGTTTGATCGACAGCGTTAAAGGTGCAGTCGACGACGCCATCAATGCCGCAAAAAACCTGCTCGGCATCCACTCACCGTCACGCGTGTTCCGCAAGATCGGCCAATACACGATGCAAGGTGCGGCACTCGGTGTCGACGATGACGCCGATGTGTTGTTGAGGTCTACAGATAATGCGATGCGCGGTATGATTTCAACGGCACAGGATATCGCCATGCCCGGCGTCAACAGCACGGCCGGTGGCGAATCGGCCGTTATCAGCTGGTTGGCCGAGAACCTGCCATCCATCATCGCTGAGTTCACGCCCGTCATGGGCGAATCGGAGTTCGGGCGCAAGGCAAGAAAGGCGGTCGAGTATGCTTGATATCAAATACAAGTCAAATACGGGGACTGTCATCCCGCTCAATTCTGGTGTATATGTCGGCAAGCCGAACGACCTCTTTAGCCGCGAATGGGACTACGAAATCGGGTATCGCGCACTGGCCACGGCCTCGCGCGGTGCCCGCGAGGTCTCATTCAAGGCGTTTTTCGCAAACATGGCACAGGCTGACGCTTTCCGCCGATGTGCCGACACGGACATGCAGAAGGGCACGCCCGGCACTATCTATGTCAATGACTGGTTCCAGCGTTGTTTCGTCGTGGCTTCCGAGGTGGACGGCATCGGTGACGATTTTTTCGCGACTAAGCTCACTTTGGTTTTGCTCGACGGCGTATGGCGCAGGGGGACTACGACGGCGTTCGTGCCCGTGCGGGGTTCGGCGGAATATGAGTTTCTCGACTTGCCGCATGATTTGCCGTACGACCTCGGCGTGACCCCACCGCTGCAATACGCCATCAACTCAGGCTACTCTGGCAGCCCCGCGAAGTTTGTCGTGTACGGGCCCGCGGTCAACCCTTCTGTGCGCCTGGCTGGTAACCTGTACCAGGTCGATGTGACCGTTCCAGATGGTGGATACATGGACATCGACCCGTTGCGGCGCACCGTCACCGTGGTCGCCGCAGACGGCACCACGATGAACGCATTCGGCAAGGCGCACCGAGGCGGCGGCGTGGGTTCTGGCGAGTACATCTTCGAGCACGTGCCAGTCGGCACGTCCGAAGTCTCGTGGGACAACAGCTTCGGCTTCGACTTGACTCTGTACGAGGAAGAGGGCGAGCCCGCATGGTTTTAGTTGTGAATGATCCAACTGTTGGCGATATCCGCGAAATCGAGGAATTCGAGCTTGACATAGCTTTCGGCAGCGACGAGAACGCACTGAAATTGGAGGCCCGCGCTGACGAAGCCCCCGAAGAGGGGCAATTTGTGTTCATCGACGGCACCGAGTATGGTGGTGTTATCGACCAGGCGAGCTATGAGGCCGGCAGGGAGGCATCCGGCTCAATTCTGTGCAAGGGCCGCACCTGGCATGGTATTTTGGCAGGCAAGCGCCTGCTCCCTGATTCGGGAAGCGGATACCTCTCCGTCAGCGGCAAGGCGAGCGATGTACTCGCGTCGCTCATCGAGCGCATGAGGCTTTCTGGGCTGTTCTCCGCCGCTTCCGACGATACGTCGGTAAGCTACACCTTCGATCGATTCGTGGACGGCTACAGCGGCTTAAAAGCCATGGCGAAGGCCAATGGCCGCAAGGTCGGCATGCGTCGCAAGGGCGGTAAGGTGGAAATCTCTCTGCCGCCCGTTGTAGACTATGTGAACAAGGTCGATTCCGACCTTTTGGACTTCACGCTGACCTCGGTTCACCGCTGTATCAATCACCTGGTCTGTGCAGGTACTGGCGAGCTCGAGAACCGCGCCGTAGTCCATTTCTATGCGGACACGGCCGGTAACGTCAGTCACACCCAGAGCCTCTTTGGAGTCGACGAGATATGTGCGCTCTACGACTACAGCAACGCCGACGAGGCGAAGCTCGAGGAGGAGGGCGGCAAGAAGCTCAGGGAGTACCAGACCAGAGGCAGCGTCGAGGTCGACGCGCACGACGATATCGACGTCGACGTCGGTGACATTATCTCGGCGCGCGATAACGCACATGGTAAGACCGTTAGCGCGACCGTGGTGAAGAAGATCGTGCAGGTCTCACATGGCGTGGCAACATACAGGTACGAGGTCGGCAGTGAGACCACGACAAAGAATTCGGCCAGCGCTATCGCTGACGGAGGTGGCGGGCACGCGTACTTTGCGGGAAAGGGCCTGAAGCTCGAGAACTACACGTTTAGTGCGGAAGTCGACGCGGAATCGCTCAAGGCCGTTGAGGCCAAGGCCGACAAGGCCGTAACAGACGCTTCGAAATCGCTCCAGACGTGGGCGCAGGCGGATATCGCCATGGGAGAAGTGTCCACGCTCACGGAAGGCTCTAAGGCCACCGCGTCGCTCTCAGGCGAGGGGCTGGTTAAGACGCTCTCACTCGGAATTCCACGCGGTGCGACCGGTATTCAGGGTCCGAAAGGCGAGCGCGGCCCGCGAGGTGAAATCGGACCGCAGGGCGAGAAGGGTGACACCGGTGAGCGCGGCCCGCGAGGTGAAATCGGACCGCAGGGCGAGAAGGGTGACACCGGCGCGACTGGTCCGCAGGGCCCGAAAGGTGCGACCGGTATTCAGGGTCCGAAAGGCGAGCGCGGCCCGCAGGGTATACAGGGCGAAACCGGCCCACGTGGCCCGCAAGGCGTGCAGGGTGCCCAGGGTCCGAAGGGCGATACCGGCGAGGGTTTTTCCATTTCGAAGGTTTACACCAGCTACGAGGCAATGCAGGCTGGGTGGAAGGTCGACGGTGTAGCGGTCGGCGGCTTCGCGATAATCAGCTCGAATGTCGAGGATCCGCACAACGCCGAGCTATACGTGAAGTCAGCGGATGGCTACTCACTCATCGCTGACATGAGTGGCGCGACCGGCGTCAAAGGCGAGCAGGGCCCGATGGGTCCGCAGGGCCCGGTCGGCGCGACCGGAGCGGCGGGTTCCACGGGGCCGCAAGGTCCAAAGGGAGCAACCGGCGCGACCGGCCCGCAGGGTCCGAACGGCGCCACTGGAGCGACCGGCGCGACCGGCGCGAAGGGCGCGACAGGCCCAACGGGGCCACAGGGCGTGAAGGGCGAGCAAGGCGAGCGCGGCCCGCAGGGTATACAGGGCCCGAAAGGCGAGAAGGGGGAGCGCGGCGATTCTGGCGTCACCGTACCGCTGTCGGGGTTCTTCTCGCTGACGGTCGATTCTGACGGCAACCTTTGGTCGCACGTGGCAGACGGGGCGGCAGCCCCGCCGCTCTCATACGACCAATCTACGGGCGAGCTTTACTACGAGATAGGTGAGTGATCATGGCGAAATACCTTGTAGGTAACATCAAGGGCCCCAAGGGTGATACTGGCGCGACAGGACCACAAGGGCCCACCGGCGCGCGAGGCGCTACGGGGGCTACTGGCCCGCAGGGGCCGAAAGGTGACGCGGGCGCGACAGGACCGCAAGGGCCAACGGGCAAGCCGGGGCCGACAGGCCCCACTGGCCCCGCGGGCTCGCAAGGACCGCAGGGCATTCAGGGGCCTAAAGGCCCGACAGGCCCGCAAGGGCCGATGGGCCCGCAGGGGCCAAGCGGCGGCGAGATCAAGGACACGAGGAACGACAACCAGCCGCCGAGCTGGTATATGAAGAACCACATGAAGGAGACTGTGGTCGAGTTCAAAAACGCGAAAGCCATCGGGCTTTCGGCCGGCGAAACCTTCGCGATCCTCGTCACCTTCGTGCCATGGAACGACAAGAGCTGCGGGTACCCGAAGCAGGTCGCCATGAGCGGCGCAGATATATGGTGGCGGCGTGGCGAGTCGGACTCTTCATGGATGGCGTGGCAGCACATCCTCGATACCCTCGACCCGAACACGACGTGGATCATGGCCCATCGTGTCGGCGAGTACTTGGAGACGAACGACTCGTTTAACCCGAACAACATCGGCGGCACATGGGTACAGGTACCGAGTATCGGGCCGCACACGTGGCTCAGGACTAAGTAAAGGAGAGAACATGGCAAAGACAGAGAATTTCACCCACTACACCTGCGACCGGTGCGGCGCGAACGCGTACCTCCAGCAAGGTGCTGCGGCGGCTGGTGACTGGCGCGAGGTCGAGCGCTTCGACCAGTACGGCAGCAGGGCCACGCGCCTGCTGTGCAAGGTGTGTACGGACGAGTACAAGAAGCTCGCAGCCAAGCACGACGGCGAGTTCCAGCAATTCATGAGCAACACGAAGGAGTAGTACCATGGCATTCGAGATTGTTGACGGCATGACGGGTACAAAGCACATCAGCTCAGACGACCTGTCGGCATTGAACATCGCTACCATCGGCAAAGCAAACTGCGTGCTTGAGTACGGCGATAATTTTAAGCTCACGATGGTGAGCGCGAACAACGCGACGCTCGGTACAGGCGTCGGCATGGTTGGCGGCAAGCGCTTTTGGAACCAGGCTGCGACCTCGCTGACGGTCCAGTCTGGCACGCAGGGCCAGAAGCGTAACGACCTCGTCGTGGCACGCTATGCCAAGACTAGCGCGGGCATCGAGAGTATCACACCCGTGGTCATCAAGGGCACGCCCAGCACGGGGACGGCGGCGGACCCCGCGACGACCTCGAATGACTTGAAGCTCTGGCGCATCCCGTTGAACGGTATCAGCGTCGGCACACCAGTGAGACTCTTTGACCTCGTGGCCTCGCTCGCGACACTCCGTGATTCTGTATCCAGCGAGACCGGCTATCAGTTCTTGTATGGGAGTAGCTTTTCGACAGAACATGTGGCTTACCACAGAAAAGGCTTCCTAGTAGAGATGTATTGGAATTTCGCTCAGGAAACAACGCAGATATTTAATGCGGGGACGCTGCCTGTTAAATTCCGTCCGGCTCACTCATTCATTACGCCGGCTGTGCGTACATTTTCAAACGGCATCGTCAGCAACAACACTGCAGAAGTCGAGGTCAAAGAGTCCGGCGAGGTCGTCTTTATCGCCGCGAACGACCTAGCTGGAGGGCATAACATTGGACATTGTATCTGGATGGCCAATTAGGAGTCTATATCCCAGGCCGTCGTCACGGCTCCAGCCAACGGCGTCACTTGTGTTGGCATCGGGCGCATCGTTGTCGTCCAGCTGGAAAACATCACTCTTACGGGACATACCGGTCGCATCGTTTGCCGGTTACCTTTTTAGACCGGTGACGGCGGTAATTGGATGTCTTAACGTGGGCAGTGTCTCAGGCTACGTCAAGATCGACACAGATGGAACCGTCTTCTGTTTCTCCACGACGTCTGGAGACTTCTCCGGTCAGGTTGTGATTTGTATTTAAACATAATAAATATGGCATCATCGGTCATCGATGTTAGTATCGAAACATTTGTTATTTAAGAGGTATCGATTTGATGTTTAACTATATGATAATGACTGTCGTAACTACAGTTATGGGTACGGCAATCGGCTGGTTACTGAATGCAATCAAAACCAACACCAGCCAACTGTATAACATGTCGCGCCGTGAACACGAAGAACGCACACAAAATCGTGCTATGCTCGGTGAGCTGCTGTTTTACCGGCTCGAAGATCTACACCGACGTTTTGTCATCGAAGGCCATCCATGTTCTGCGGCTGATAAACAGCAGGTTGAGGACATTTATCATCATTACCATGATGAATTGGGGCTCAACGGACCCGGTACACATATGTATAATGAGATCATGGAAGTACATCAAGAATAAGGGGTAATTATGCAATACCTTCTGCCTGATAAGGCATATAACATCCTCAAGTGGGTCGGCCTCGTTGCCCTCCCCGCAGTAGGTACTTTTGTCGGTACCGTCGGTACCGCCGTCAATTGGGAGCCGACTGCTATCGCAGTGACGGTGATCACCGCCGCGGGTACGCTCGTCGGTGCACTCCTCGGTGTGACGACCGCGACGGCGAAACCGACGAGTGAGTAATGATGGACAATGTTATTGGAAAGGGTGAGTGATTTGGGTATCAAAGCAAATGCCGATGTGGCTGGATGTCTGCCTAAGCCTCACCCTGCTCGGCGAGTGAATATCGTTCGACGATCGGCACTCGCCGCCAGCACTGTTGCTATCGCACTCGCAGTACCGACAACAAGTTATGCCTACGAGCGTATCACAAATTACGTCAGCAACGGGCACGGGCCGCTGTCACCACAATACCTCGTGATCCACGAGACGGCTAATCCTGGTGCGAGCGCATGGAACCACGTGCTTTTGTGGTCGCGTGACGACACCTACGCAGTGCACGACGTCATGGAGCTTGATGGCTCCAAGGTTTATGACACGGTACCGCAGAACCGCCTGTGCTGGCATGTCGGCAATGGCAATTGGTGTACGATCGGCATCGAGTTGGCACACGCCACAAATGCCACTGACTTCGCCAAGCAATGGACTGAGGCCGTGAAGTGGGCAGGCGATACACTCCGTGCGCACGGTTGGGATACCAGCCGCCTACTCAGCCATTACGAGGCCGCACGTATCTGGGGTGGGTCTGATCACACCGACCCGATTGGTTATTTCCGTAAATACGGCAAGACTTGGAGCGATTTCAAGCGCGACGTCGCCGCCTATATGGGTAGCGGCTATATCGCGCCGATCGCACCTACTGACGGCAACGGCGGCACGTACCAGCCATCGACTTCTGCCACGCGCACGAGTTTCCCGAAGTCCACGGGGAAATCGGTCAATGTCCACTATGCCCTCCATAACCGTTACGGGGCGTGGAATAGTGCCGTCACCAACTTCAACGACTCCAATAGTGAGGGTTTTGCCGGTGTGCCGTACGGCTCCCACGACATGCTCATTGCATGGGCCGACAGCGGCACTCTGCGCTACCGTGTCCACACTAAGGAGAGCGGTTGGCTCGACTGGGTCCAAGCAGCCAACTACAACGACAGCGTAAATGGCATGGCCGGCATCTGGGGCCAGGTGATTGACGGCGTCCAGATGTATTACATCACACCGTCGGGCGAGTACAAGCAAGTCTACTATCGTTCTCAGGACGTCGCCCATGCTGGCTACTGGGATGAGGTATGCGACGACGGCACGACCTACGGTGGCGATGATTACGCTGGTATGTACGGTTACGCGCTCGACCGCCTGCAGGCTTATATCTCAGACGGCACCCGCCGTTGATGGAGGATTGGAGAAAGCATGATGTTCGGTAACTACAACGCGTATCAACCTGTCGGCACACCATAACAATTCGCCATGGACCAGATGCAGCAGTTTCAGCAACGCGCCCAGATGCAGCAGGAATGCAGCAGGGAATGCAGCTGATCCGTGTCACGGGCATGGACGGGGCCAAGGCATACCAAATGCCTCCCAACTCCGTCGTGCCCCTGTTCGACGCAGATAACGACATCATGTATGTTAAAAGCACGGATAGTGCCGGTTTCCCGACTATCCGTGCTTTTGCTTTCCAACCGATCGAGAACCCGACTCCGCAGACGCAACAGTATGTGACCCGTGAAGAGTTCAACGACACCTTGGCGAAGCTGAAGGAGGCGATCGGCAATGACAAGCAGCCTGTTCGGGAGCAACGCGAAACCGCAAGCAAGTAACCCATTCCAAGCGGCCATGGCCGCTGCCCAGGAGCTCAAACACTCCAACCCGGAGCAGCTTATGGAGAAGATGATGGAGGCAAACCCGCAGTTTGTCGCATTCGTCAATCAAAACAAGGGCAAGAGCCCTGAGCAGATCGCACGTGAGAACGGGATTGATTTCAATATGGTCCAAAAGATGTTTAAGTAGACGGCACGGAGCGTACGGCTGTGGAGTCTGCTTGAACTATATAGGCATACGTCGACAACGAAAGGAAATGAGATGGCTATGTCTGAGTATTCACTTTCTGACATCGCGACCGCTTCCCGTGAGAACGGTTTCGGCGGCGATACCGCGTGGTGTATGATCATCCTCTTCGCCATGATCTTCGGTTGGGGCGGCAACGGCTTTGGCTTCGGCAACCGTGGCCCCGCAAGTGAGCCAGTTACTGAAGCAGGCCCGTGCAACGCCATGAACTTCAACGGCCTCGAGAATGCAGTCGGGCGGCTCAGTGACCAGCAGGCCGCGATCGCGCGTCAAAACGACAACGCGATCTGCAGTCTCGGGGGTAAAAAACCAGAAAAAAACGGCCTGCGCCATGCCCCTATCTTACCCAGGCGGAAATGCCTTATCGATCGAATGTTCGTTTAGATGTTTGCCGTACCGCAGCAGCCGTTACCGCAG